GAGGGTCGGCACCTGCATGAGCATCTGGGTCTTGTGCGCCGCCGAACGCAGCGCGTCGGTATTGGCCGCGCCATCACCGAGCTTGTTCTTCTCGTAGATGTCGTTGACCGCCTTGGTCGAGAACATCGAGAAGGAGTCGACGAAGTTGATGGTCGGATCGAGAATCTGAATGATCTCTTTCTTCTCGGTACGGAACGGCGCCGTGCAGGTGAAGGCCTTGGCGTTGTCCAGCTTGACCTGACACATCTTCTTGGCCAGCACCCAGAACTCATCACCGTACATGACGGTGTTGTCGGTCAGGCGGAAGCGGCCAGCGGCATCCAGATGGACGCCAGCGAGGTTTTCCATATGCTTGCTGAGCATGTGGATACGGCCCATGGTGGCCGAGGTTTCGGTGTCGTACTCCAGTGCCTTGGCACGACGGTAGCGGTTCAGCGCCGACAGAACGAAGTACAGGCTGAACACCGACTTGAACATGTTGCCACGGCCCACAACGCCGGACACGTACGGCAAACCGCCGTTGATGTAGGTCTCGCCCCGCTCACCCCACACCAGCGTACCGGTGGGAACGTCCAGACCGGCACCCACATTCATGATGGGGCGAATCTCCGGGGACGGTTCGAAATCTGCGAAAAGGTCAATGGCTGCTGACATGGATGGGCCTTGGAGTGTTGCGAAAGGATGTGCTATAGAATAGCCTGCCTACGTGATTTTTTAGCGTAACTGTATGAAGACTACGGTCTGCCGATTTCCATCTACCAAAGGTGTTTGCCATGTACCATATCCAACTCCCTGCCGATGCCTCCCAGTCGATGGAAGCGCTGCAGACCCAGCGTGACATCATCGCTGTGGAATCTTTCGCTGGCGCCGACTCCCTGCGTGCTGCCGTGGCTCGCCTGCCAGCCCTGTTCGGCAGTGCCCAGACCTTCTATGCGAAGTTCATGGGTAACCCCGGCACGTTCTACTTCAAGACCAAGGACCTGCGCGACACGGCCGACAAGTTGACGCACATCAACTACGCCGACATCCGCAACATCGATGTGCTGGTTCCCGAGGGCCTGGCCACCGACCTGCTGGCCTACGTGCGTGTGCTGAACCAGTCCGGCGATCTGGCTGACAAGCTGGAGTCCGAAGTGCTCGCGCCGTTCGAAACGTGGCTGGGCACGATGCTGGGCGCGCCGGAGAACCTGCGCAACCTGAGCCAGAACCTGCAGATCCCCGGCTTCCGTCTGCACGACACCAAGGCCGTGGAAAAGAAGATCCAGGACAGCTTCACCCACAGCGGTCGTCGCGAGAGCCTGGTCAAGTACGGCAAGGCCTTCCACCGCAACCAGGACATCTACGATCTGGTCAAGGAACTGGAGAAGTTGGAGCGGGCCTTCGGTCTGGATGGGCAGAAGCGCATCGTCAAGCTGACCGAACGCATCACCATGATGATGGGCGAGCTGGTCACCATGGTCCACGGCAATCCGGACATCGCCAGCCCGGCGGCGGTGAAGAACCTGTCGGACATCACCTTCCAGCTGGCCCGTGAGCTGGAACACTACGGCCTGCTGCGGTATCGCATCACCGAACTGAGCAACTCGATCACCGAGACTCAGAAGGCGATCAATACGTTCATCACCATGAACAAGGCCAAGTAACGGCATAGCGCCCCTCCTGCCCCACACGGGGCAGGAGGGGCTTATGACGCTAGTGGCATTATGCCATAGCCGGTACGCGGAGACTTTCGTCGTGAATGTCGCGGAACATCGTGATGATGTCCTGTTCCATCTCACCGCTCTTACCATAGAGCATCCACGATTTCGATCCGTCAATTACTCGACGGGCCAACTCCACCGCCTTGGTTTCGTCGAACTCGCTCTGGTGCAGTTCTGCCCGCACCTGGGAGCTGAGTTCATCAGTCCAGACAATCCCTTGTACCGCTGCCGGAAGGCGCAGTGCTTCTTTCCGCTTGGCCAGAGCCAGCAGTCCATTGAGCTGATCGATGGTGTCATCGCGCAGATGTTCGAGCCTGACTACTCGACAGTACAGCGATGTAAGAAACAGGATGCGCTTCGCATGCGTGTTGGTCATGCGAGACAAGAGAAACAGAATGGTTCGATCGCGCAACGCAGACAGCTTCTGTCGCATGTTATCGACAAACGAGTCACGCTCCGCCACCGACTCTTGCTGCTTCAACGACACATTCATGAAAACACCTCTAAGGATGTCGGGGAGCACCGGCTCCCCTGGGTACGTTGAGACCAATCAAGCTAGGGCTTGATCAGTTGGAGATTGGAGTAGGCAGCACACCACAGTCCAATATCTCCGTCCGAGTCGACAATGGTTGCATAGCGAATAGCTTCTGCGGATTCGGGCCAAGTCACAACCCAAGCCCGCACCCCCTCGCTAGCCAGCGCAGCCAACGTGTTTCGATCCGGCAGGTCCAAACCCAGTGTCAGTTTGAGTGTGAATTCTGCGTGATCTTCAGCACGTACGGCATACCCGGCTTTCACATCCAACGACCGTAGGGTAGAGGAGATGTGGCTTTTGAGCTTGACAGCGCTTTTCTTCTTGCTACCGTCAGTCTCATAAAGTATGTCCGTAATCTCAGTGCTGCGCATAGCACCTTGATTGGGCTTTTCCACATGTGCCGCCAGTACGCGCTCGAGTGCATTGAGCGTGTCGATCGCCGAGTACGCAAGGCGTGCCGGTCGAATCTCACGGGTCAGCAAAACCTCCTCACCGGCGGAGACGACGTTACTCAGTCGCAGGCGCGCATGATCGCGCTTGAGCAACTTGGCACCGAATTCTTCGATCTCCAGATAATGGGTAGAAGACAGGATGTTACGCAGCTCTCCCACCATCAAACCCAAGTAACGACCTTCGGCCATCTCGATGCAGGTCTCACGCAGGCACTCCATGACCGGGTCGCCTTCGCGCAGGTATGCCACGGAGAAGCGAGCGTCAGACACGCGCTTACCGAACAGTTCCAGCGGATCGACTTCCTTCTTGTCATCGCCATCCTTCT